ACTAAGGGTAGAACATTCTTCAAAAATCTAATGATTTTATATAGAAATTCGTCAAATGGCGAAACCCCCCAAAAGTTTCCTGACATTCACGTAGGGTAAAGCACGACACTTTTTACTTCTAATCAATACTGTACCTATTTACTCGGTTGCTTTATCCTCTCCATGCCTATATCTTTAGTGTATGCATAAAATATAAATCATTCTTAAGGAGAATAAAAAATGGACCAGTCGAAATTGTATGGTGATGTAGTTAATAAGTTAGATGGTGTCGGTGAGGTTGTAGTTCCTACAGCAAAGCCAAGAAAGAGAATCCTACATGAGCAAGCAGGAATCTTTCTTAACTATAGGTATGACCAGGAATGTGATGTTACTAAGAAGATAAATCATGTGTTACAGCAAACACGTAGATATAAGACAGCACCTCCTACAGTAGGACTTGATGCTAGAATCAGAGAAGCTGGGCTTTGCCCTCACACTCTAGAGTCTCTTGCTATCAGACAAGCTGTTACTGAACATGGTGTTGATAAACAAGGTCCTAAAACTGTTGAAGATATTCAAGCAGCTATGGATTTACTTAAGGCCGAACTAGAAGCTTTAGCTCCTTCTGAGGAAACTGTAACTCCTGAAAATGTTGCTATTGTAGAAGTCTCAGCCGCTCCAGTGAAGAAGGCGACTAAGAAGAAGAAGGCGACTAAGAAGAAGGCGACTAAGGTTACTCCTGTAGGAACTACTGAGCCAGACCTTTAGTGCAGAATTATAAAACAATGAAGGAAGGCCCTAACGATTTGTTAGGGCCTACCTCCTCCCCAGAATTTTATGGTGAGAAGAAGAAGTCTTCTAAACCAGTAAAGAAGATTAAAACGGGTTATAGGCCTCGGAAGCTTCAAGCCTTTCTGCACGGGTCTCTAAAGCGTTTTAATGTTCTCGTATGTCACAGAAGATTCGGCAAGACAGTCTTTGCCATCAACCACCTTATAGACAGAGCTCTAAAAAACAATCTAAGGAATCCTCAATATGGATATATCGCACCGACGTATAAACAGGCTAGGACTATTGCTTGGCAATATCTTGTGGATTTTACTCGTAACATCCCAGGCGTTAAACATAATAAATCCGAACTCACTGTCTATATCGAGCGTCCTGGTAGAAGGTGTCCTATTGATGGGTGTGTTGATGGTGATGTCATTAAAATCATCCTCATTGGTGCAGATGACCCAGATGCTTTACGTGGGCTTTACCTTGATGGTTGTATTGTCGATGAGTATGCTCAATGTGACCCAATTATATGGGGTCAGATTATCAGACCTGCTCTCTCAGATAGGGCCAGAGCTGCTAAAGAGATGGGCCTTTTGGATACTCCTGGTTACTATAAGCCTTGGGCGATATTTATTGGTACGCCTAAAGGCCAGAATCATTTCTTTAGAAGATATAAAAAAGCAGGTGAATCTCAGACATTGGTAGCAGAATTTGAACAATTGAATGATGTTAAGGCCGAACAGGTCAAGTGGGATGCCTTCGAGAAGAGTATCGACATTCACGAATACTCCCCTGAGAATGAAGTTAAGGATAAATTATTCTCTATTGCTCCTGCAATTCAGGAAGCTTATGCCAGGTGGAGGGAGTATCTTGCCTGTAAGGAATGGTTCTGTTGTATCTATAGAGCTAGTGAAACAGGTGTTTTATCCCGTTTTGAAATAGATGAAATGAAGCAAGACCTCGAGCCAGAGGAAATTGAGCAGGAACTTGAGTGTTCTTTCTCTGCTGCTATTAAAGGTTCGTACTTTGGCCACCACCTTTCTCAAGCGAGAAAGGAAGGAAGAGTAGGGGTCTTTCCATATAACCCAAAATATCCTGTAGACACCTATTGGGATATTGGGGTGAGTGATAAAACAGTTATTTGGTTCCGTCAAAAGATTGGCGGAGGCTGGGTTTATATAGACCATTTTGAATTTAATGGAAAAGGTATTCCCTTTTATCTCGCTATGTTACGTGCCAAAGCTAATGGCAAGAACACTCGTCAAGAGATTGACGTAGGTGTTTATATAAGTGGTGAAAGCTACCAATATGGTAGACACGTATGGCCACATGATGGGGCCGTTAGAGAGTTTGGTTCTGGACAATCTAGACAGGAAACTGCTAGAAGTTTGGGGTTAATTGTTGAAGTAGATAAGCGACACGCCGAAGCTGACCAGATACAAGCTGCCCGAAACACCATAGACGTTTCTTCATTCGACGAAGAAAAGTGTGGACGGGGGCTAGAATGTTTGTATAATTATCAAAAGGAGTATGACGAAAAGCGACAGATGTTTAAGGATAAACCTCTGCACGATTGGTCATCTCACAGTTCCAAAGCGTTTTGTTACTCTGCTATGGATACTCGTAAGAGTAAATTCCCAGGAAGTAGAGAGGAAAATACTAGGCCGCAGTATGCGGATACAACCGGATATGACCCATACGCAGGCTTTTAGGAGAATTTATGTCATCATCATCAGGAGCTAGGCCAGCTCCTATTACTACTAAAACTATTACAGATGCCCGTAAAGCATTTGTTTCTGATGTAAATATCTTCAAACAAAAAGGTGACACCCTCGCCTCTCAGACAGGAACATTCCAAGCACCTACAGCAGATTCAGCTAAGTTAGGTATTGGTGGGAAGAATGTGAAATCGATAACAGGTGTAGCTATACCAGAATTAGACCAAATCACAGCTCTCTCTAACTTGTTTAGAGAAAGAGCAGCAAATATATCAAGTGCTAGGGCCACTCCAGGTGCTAGACCTATTTTCACGAAGGATAATTAATGTCTAAACGAGCAGATAGAATTATCGAAAGACATAGTGAACTAAATGCCGATGCTAGTAATTGGCGTGACCATTGGAGAGAAGTTCTCCGTTTGGTGCTTCCTAGAAAGGATGATGTCTATACCTTCGGACAAATCAAGTCTATTCAAGGTGAAAAGAAACAAAATCATTTATTAGATACAACTGCCCAGAACCTCAATGAGGAACTGGCTGCAGAGCTAGGCTCTAAGCTAACTAACCCGTATGTTCAATGGATGGAACTTACACACCCTGTTAAAAAGATAAATGCGTTAACAGATGTCCGTAAATTCCTCCAAGAATTGACGAGTAGTTGGTTTACTGTCCTTCAGAATACTAACTTCTATACAGAAATCTCAGAGTTCTACGAAGACTTATTGGCAGCTGGTACTGCCATTATGATTATGGAAGAGGATAAAAAGGACCTTATCCGATTTGAGTGTTTCCCTATTTATGAATGCAACATCGGGGAAAACAGTAGAGGGGTAGTTGATACAGTAAGTCGTGAAAAGCTTATGACTGTTAGGCAAGTTCTACAGAAGTTCGGCAAGTCCGGCCATAAGTTATTTGATACAAACCCTGCATTAAAGGGGATGAAAGAGAAACTTGAAGAACCTATGATTATGATTCACATGGTTATGCCAAAGGCAGACCTTGAGATTATGGGATTGGGTAAGATAGCTATGTCTCATGCTTCCGTTTGGTTGCATAAGGAGACTCGAGTCATCTTCCAAGAAGGTGGCTTTAAAGAGTTCCCTTATATTGTAGGTAGATGGTCTAAAAGGTCTGGAGAGAACTATGGTCGTGGGCCAGGTATAAAATCCCTTCCAGCTAATAAGATGCTTCAATCTATGATGCTCTCTACTATTAGAGCAGTACAAAAATCTATTGACCCACCTACTTTAGTTAATGATGACTCAATTGTAGGTAGATTAAATATAAACCCAGGTGGGGTTACTCCAGTTAGGGGTAAGGCCAACGAAGCTGCGTTCCCACTATTAACAGGAGCTAATCCTGCTTTGGGTGAGCAATCCATGGAAAGTGTTCGTAAACAATTGAGGGATGCCTACTTTAGGGATAAGCAGAGAATTAGAGAAGGCGACCGTATGACTACGGTTGAAGTTGACCAAAGAATTAATGAGAACCACTCAGGGTTTGGCCCAATTCTAGCTAGATTGAATGATGATGTTCTTGCTCCTCTGGTAAACAGAGGTTTAGGGATTATGTCTCGTAAAGGGAAAGTTCCTGAAAATGTACCCCCTCAATTAGAGAATACTGCGTTAAACGCTTTCTTCACTTCTCAAATTGCTAAGGCCCAGAGATTAGGTGAGGTTAAAGCAATTAATGCCTTTATGGGTTTGGTTGGGCCATTACTACAAATAAAACCAGAAGCAGCAGACTTGATAGATGGTGATAATACTCTTAAGATTATCGGAGAGATAACAGGCGTAAATGCAGGAATCTTTTCAGATGATGATAAGGTTGAAGGCACACGAAAGAAACGTGAGGAAGCGGCCAAACAACAAGAACAACAAGCACAAGAGATGCAAGCTGCTGAAATCGCTAACAAAACGGCACCTGCTGTACAAGCAGCAGGACAGGCCACAGCAAAGGGATAAAAGTTGAAGGAAATTCAAGCAGGTGGTAAAAACAAGCAGGGTCGAGGTGCCTTCACAGAGGCAGTAGTCACAGCTTATCAAAACACATTTAGAGGGAAAGATGGAGACATTGTTCTCTATGACCTAATGAAAGCAGGGCATTTCATAAAACCTACAACCGTAGAGAATGACCCCGTTACTTCAGCAGTTAATGAAGGGAAGAGAGAGCTCCTCCTTCACATCCTTAATGCACTATACACAGATAAAGAAAGGCTTATAAGAGCTAGAAAACAGATACAAACAGGTATGGACTTTGAAAAGGAGTATAATTTTGAAAACAATAAGTAAATTTTTTGGATTTTTGGTACAATTACTGAATGATGAACGAGGAGAAGTTGGATTTGGTGCACCAGGCGGAGCTAACACAGGCGGAGGAGCAGGTGGTGGTGCAGGTGCTGGAGGTTCTGGAGGAGCTGCTGGGGGTGGCGGAGGAGAACCAGGTTCTAATGCCGGTGGTGGTAAGCCAGCGGGGACGGAGATTAGCTATCCTAGTGATTTAAATAAGGATTTCCACGGAAATGCTACGCTAATGAAGTTCTACAATGAAGATAAGAAAGAGTTCAATATGGGTGCTTTGATGCAATCTCATGTTCATCTTCAAGGAATGATGGGGACCGACAAGGTTAATATCCCTACCAAAGACTCAACAGATGCAGATTGGAGAGCAGTTAAGCATAAGCTAGGCCTCCCCGATTCTGTAGAAAAATATGAACTGACCAACAATATGCCAGAAGGTTTATCGGCTAATGAGGCTTTCCTTAATGAATTTAAGGCCCATGCTTTTGAACAGGGGATTCTCCCAAAGGATGCTCAGAGTGTTATGGATTTCTATAATAGCACTATTGGGAAGCACGTTTCAGAAGACAGTCAAAAGGCTACTGACAAACTAAACACTGATTGGCAAAACCTTAAGAACGAGTGGGGGGGTAATTACGACCAGAACCTTCAAGTCACTAATGAGGCATTGACTCAGTTTGCCACACCTCAACAGATGGAACAACTCAAGTCAGAGGGTCTTTTAAATAACCCACTACTTGTTAAGATTTTCCAAAACATTGGGGCCAATATGGGCGAGGACTCCTTTAGTCAGGAATTTAGGTCTAAGGCCACTATGTCTGTAACAGAAGTAGATTCAGAAATTAAGAAGATTTGGGGTAACCCTGCTTTTAGAAATAAGCTGCTTCCAGGGCATCAAGGTCTTCAGGACAAGTATATGGACCTTCATAGAATGAAAGGAAGGTTGAAGAAAGATACTGAAAGTAGACAAGGTGGAATTTTTAGATAATAATTATAGTTCTTAGTAACCCTAGTCCCCTTGGGATGTTGACAGGTTGCCAATTAAGCCCAGGAGTTATGACCTGGGCTTTTTTATTTCTACATTCGACGAAAAACCCTTGACCTAGATACCCTTTTACTATTATCCTGTAGACAGACAATTCTACGGGACACTCAGTCACATGACCCCATTTCATGTAGAAGTTAGGTACGAACCCCTTTTTTGGGACACTTCAGCCGAAGATGTATTTAATTTTATAAACCTAAAAATGGAGTCGATGATGAAATCATTATCTATATTATTCATGGCCGTTGCGTGTTCCGCACTGGGCTTTTATTTCAAGAATGAAGTTAAGAACTTTATCTCTAAAACAAAATACGAGTTAATTTCCCTATATAACACTGTAAAGCATACAGGTCTGAGCCAGATTGGTTCTTTCTCAGTTGATACAGCATTTGTAGATGGGTTCCACTCAAATATTATGATGCTTACTCAACAGAGGACAGCTCGTCTATGGGGTAAATCTCGTAGGGAAAGTCAATCAGTAGAAGTAGACTTCTTTGAAAGACTAGCACCGACTGATGCGGAAGATATTGTCGACCGTCACGGTGATACACCAATTATGAACTCTCAACATTCTAAGAGACAAGTTACTCTTTTAGACGCTGATTGGGGTGACTTAATTGATAGAATGGATAGAGTAAGAATGTTAATCTCTCCAGATTCTTCTTATGCTCTTTCAGGGACTATGGCCCTTAACCGTAAAAAAGATGATGTGTTTATCTCTGCTGCACTTGGTGTTGCTAGAGGTGGTCGTAAAGGTGAGTTCAATGTACTTCTACCAGACACACAGAAACTTGTTTCTATCGCTGAAAATGGTACAGGTGCTACAAACTTAAATGTTTTCACTCTATCTCTTATCAGTCTTAAGTTTGATACAGCAGATGTTGATGAAGGAGATGAGGAACGTAGATACTTAGCTTTCTCAGGTTCTCAGAAACAATCTCTATTAAGAGACAACCAAGCTATCGACGCTGACTATACTAACGTGAAAGCTTTAGTTAAAGGTGATATTGATGAGTTCTTCGGGTTTGAGTTTGTTCGTACTCAAAGACTTCCAGTAACAGCAGCTATTACAGCTTATAACCCTGCTACCGGTGAGTTAGGTGGTGCTTCAAACCTTCCTGCAGGTGCAAGACGTTGTTTTGCTTACCTAGAGTCAGGTATGCTTTCTTCTACGGGTGAAGACTTAATTGCTAGAATCTCAGAGAGAGATGATAAGCGTTACTCTACACAGGTTTATGTTGCTCATTCAGTGGGTGCCGTAAGAATGGAAGAAGTACAATTAATTGAAGTTATTTGTTTAGAAGCATAATAACTTAACCTTTTAATCTTAGCAGGAGGCCGAAATGGCTATTATATTAGGAAAGAATTTAGGGAAGACTCAAGCTTCACCAATTCAAAAAATTTCACCTGGAGAGTATAACTCTCGAATTAAATGTGTTCAGGAATCATTTATCGGACTTGCAGCAGAACTCGCTCCAGGCGACAAACTTCTAGGACCAAACATCCCAGAAGGTGCTGTAGTTATCGATGCAAAGATGCACATTACAGCTTCATTAGGTGCTACGGGTATCATTGATTTAGGTCACGAAGGCGGTTTTGAAATCAATGAAGCTTCAGTTAATGAAGATAAAAACGATGTTATTGCAGCAGACCAAAACGCATTTGTTAACCAAGCAGACGGTGGTGGACAAGCAGTTTTAAAAAGCGCAAACATTGAAACGGTTGCTACTATGGGATTAGTTGTAGGTAAGGGTGGACTTCAAATGTCCGGTACTGTTACTGAAGCTTCTACTAACCTAGTCGCAGGCGGAGCAGAAATTAGAATGTACGTTTATTACACTCTCGAATCGTAGATACCACCTGCATTTGAGTTGGGCCTAGAGATTAAAACCTCTAGGCCTCCCTTTATTTAGGAGAGGAACATGGCCGGTACAGTTACTTCTGATACAGCTATATGTAATTCTGCACTAGTTAAACTAGGCGTGGAACCTATTGCCTCCTTAACCGAAAACTCTAAACCCGCAAAATTATGTAAGTCTCAATACCCTCTTATGAGGGATAAATTGCTCCGTTCTCATTATTGGAACTTTGCAATTAAGAGAGCTCAATTGGCGGGAACAGTAGCAGACCCTTTATTTGAGTTTGATTTCCAGTACCAAATACCTCCAGACTGTCTTAGAGTAATCTACGACCAGGAGAAGGATGTTCCATTTAAGGTGGAAGGAGACAAACTACTCTCAAATCTATCAACAATTACCATTAAATACGTTTCCAGAATAACTACAGTGGGTCTTTATGATTCCAGTTTCGTGGACACTCTGGCCTATATGTTGGCGTTAGACCTTACTTACTCCCTCAACCAAAGCAAAGGATTGAGAGATAGGTTAGAAGCAGCTCTAAAAACAGAGCTTAAAGACGCTAAAGCTATAGACGGACAGGAGGACCATCAGGACAATTTACAGTCAGATGTGTTCTTAAACGCAAGAATAGGTAATCCTTTGAGAGGTTTGGGAAGAAATGTCAAAGTTTAACACTTCATTAAATACGTTCACAGCAGGCGAATTTTCTCCTACAATGGAAGGGCGTTCGGATGTTAAAGAGTATTCTGCTGCGGCGGCTAAACTCTTAAACTATATACCTCGAAAGCAGGGTGGCGTAACCCAACGGCCAGGGACTAGGCTAATAACCGAGATTACAGGTCTCGGTTCTCCAGGGAACGGGGGGGCTGCGCTTCTTCCTTTCATATTTTCCAAAACGGAAGCCTACGTTATAGCAATTAAAAATAACGGTGTCTTACCTGGAGTCACACCTTTTATCCAAATATTTAAGAATGATGGGACTCCATCAGTCGTTGATAACCAGTATAACCTAAGTGTTATTCCTGCAACAGTAGACCCAAGAGGGTACAATTTTGCCCAGTCAGGTGACATAATGTTTGTTACACATTCCTCAGGAACTGTACGGCCACTTATAATATTCAGAATATCAGACAACGCTTTCCGCGTTACTGAACTAGAGACTCTTATAAACGTTCCAGATGAGACAGACCAGGCCAAGATAGCCCCTGTTTTACGTGTCCCATTTAGAGATGTAAATACTACAGCTACTACTATTACCCCAAATAACACAGTGGGGGCAATAACCTTAACTGCTTCTGCAGCTATATTTAATGCCTCTCACATAGGTTCGATATTTAAACTTACTCAAGGTGGTGTCACAGGTGCAGTTAGAATAACGGCCTTCACATCTTCTACAGTAGTGGGTGCTCTAGTTTCAAATACCTTATCTGCGGTTACGGCCACAGATAATTGGGAAGAAGCTGCATGGTCTGACCATAGAGGTTGGCCCAAGACAGTGGCGGGATTCGAGCAAAGAATATATTGGGGCGGGAATGAAGCCCAACCTGATAAGATATGGTCCTCCAGACTAGGAAACCTCTTTCATCTTATGGAGAGAAGATTTCAACAGGATATAACAGATGGGGCCAATACCTCTGGAATTAACTACTTTATATCCGCCGCCATACCTGATACAGAGAAGCAACTCATATATAGTTTTGAAGGTATTAGAACACTATCTACAGACCCGTTTGGGTTTACAATAGCATCACAAGAAGTAAATAAAATAACATGGATGTCCTCTGGGCGTAACCTGCAAATCGGTACTTTAGGTGCCGAGTATATTGTGTCTAGTTCAGGGGAATCTCTGAACCGAACTAATATATCTATCGGAAGACAAACTGGAAATGGAGGCTCGCCTACTAAGCCTATCCGTGTTGATAACGAGGTGCTTTATGTCGACAGAGATGGCAGACGGGTTAGAAATTTTAAGTTTAATAATGCTAATGGTAGTTATCTCTCAGATGATATAACTAGCCATGCGGAACATATAGTCCGTCACGGAGTGTCAGATTTCAATGATGTCATACAAGTAGAAAAACAATTTAAGGAATCTAATTATCAAATAAGCCGCCAAATAGGTTGGTATTTGAATGATATTAACGATTTAGTAGGTATAACATACGCCACTGAATTAGGCACTAGGGCTTGGCATACTCACATATTAGGTGGGAATAGAGTCAATGTTTGGGGAGTTTGCTCTATACCAAACATGTCTGGAAGTTTCGATGATGTCTACCTACTAACGGGAAGATTAATTGATGGAGGAACAAAGTATTTCCTCGAGAAATTTGTTGGTGATTTTGAAGCGGAAACATTAGACAATACGTCTTCATTAGAAGAAAATTTACCTATATTTACAGATGCAGCAGTAGTTCAAACTCTAGCAGCTTCTCAGTTTCTAACAGGACTTGGGACACATGAGGGAGAGACTTTAACCGTTACGAAAGCAGGGTTAAAGTTCGGTACATTTGTAGTAGTAGGTGGACAGATTGATTTAGGTTCTGCACAAACAGGTAGGTTCGTTTCAGGATTTCCTATGATTGCAGAAGGTGAAAGCTTAGATTTAGAAGCAGGAGGAAACTTCGGTACTTCTAAAGGCTCAATTAAACGTGTAGATGAGGCGACTTTAAGAGTGTATAAGACAGTAAATTTAGAAATTAAAGGTAGTGGAGGCAGCTGGCAGCCACTTAAGATGTCCAACATTAACGCCCTCAATACTGGAAAGTTCCGAGTTAATCCGCACCAAAGCCCTAATCTAGAGAGTAAAATCTCTTTCCGAAATACAGAGCCATATCCTTCTACAGTTTTAGCCCTAATATTACAGGGGGAAACTGATGATTAAATTAGTCCCTTACACACCTGCCCACCTTAGTAAGTTTGTCCCAAAGGATAGATACGAGAATTTAAGTAGGGATTTATCAGATGCTCATATCAAGCCAGGGGTCAATATGTTGACTCTATTTAAGGATGGTGAAGTTATCTGTATATCTGGGGTCAATAGACAGAGAGAGGGTGCTGGAGAAGTTTGGTTAATTCCTGGGGTTTTAGTAGATTGTAACAAATTAGATTTTTATAAAGCAGTTAAGAAGGTTGTCTCCTTCTGCCATGATAAACTGGGGTTTCATAGGTTGGAGATGGCAGTTAACACAAGCACAGATTTTGCTGATAAATGGGCCGAGAACTTAGGATTTAAGTTTGAGGGTATCGCAAGGTTCTATGATTGTGCTGGAAATGACTGTAAAATATACGCAAGTATCAAAGAAGTGGAGGGCGTATGGCCACAGGCACTATAGCCGTTGCAGCGGTAGGGACAGCACTGTCCCTAGAAGCTCAAAGGCAACAGAATAAAGAAATCCAGAGAGCTGCCAAAGAGACAGCAGGACTCCTAAAACTTGATGCCCAAGAGAGACTAGACCGTTCTGTAATAAATCAGAAAGTAATTAGTCAGGAAGGCAAGCAGTTTGCTTCTCAACAGTTAGTAGAACTGGCAGGAAGCGGAGTAGATATTAGTGAAGGGACAAGTCTCTCTATATTAGAGGACACTAGAAACCAAGTATTGAAACAGCAAAATATAGAAAAACAATTGGCCGAGTTTGAGGCTGCGTCTATTCTAAGACAAGCTGATGAACAGAACCGAAAGGCAGAAGCTAATAGAAAGGCAGCTCCTTTTAGAACGGCAGCTACGATTTTCCAAGGAATAGCAGCGGGGAGTAAATAGTGGCAAAGATTTCATCACTAAAAACCAATAACCAATTACGAGCACCTCGTAGAAGCGGTGGCGTTTCTCCTAATTTAGAACCTTCTAGAGCCTTTGGGGCAGCAGCAGAGGCCTTAACAGGTTTGGGTATGCAAATTGCTAGAAAGAAAGAAGCTGCTGAAGCCACAGATTTTATATCTTCTTCAATGGCCGAGCTAAATGTTAAACATAATGAAAAAAGAATAGAGGCTAAACTAAAATTTCCTGAATCAGGTAAGGGATATAGTGCTTTCCTTAAGAGCAGTATGGATAAGGAAATTCTTAGAATCTCTAAAAACTCCCCAAACAGTAAAGCTTCTGCAGCATTTACAGCTAGGGCAAACACCTTTATAGGTAGCGTAGAAATAGAGGCTGATACCTTTGAAGCTAAGAGAGCAAACACTTTCTTTAGAGCAAACGCCAAGAAAACAAGTGATGTTACAGCAGCCAGCTATGTGCTAGGTCCTGACACCGATGGGGCTTTAGTATCGATGGCTTCAGAAGGAGCTAAGTACGATTCTCTAAGTGGAAACACATTAACAATAGAAGAAGCTAGGAAGATGAAGGAAGAATCCTTAAAGAATATTTGGACGAGTAATATCTCTGGGTACGCTAACAATAAGGAATTTAACCTGTCTAGAAGATTGCTCAATGTTAATCCTGGAGGAATGTTTGATGCTGCTGAGATTGTTAGAATAAAGAAGTCTCTAGATGCTCAAGAGCAGAGAGAGCTAGGTATCGATATTCGTAATGAAAATCAAAAAATAAAAAAGATGAAGCGAGAGGTAGAAGTTAAACAAGAAGCTACTTTAAGAAATGCTTTTATAGAGGGTGCAGACAGTGAAACTGTTTTAAAGAAGGGCCTCGTTGATGGCTCTGTGACACCTTCCCAATACGTTAAATTTAGAAAGCAAGCCACATCTTTACAGCAATTTGACTCTGATGAGTTTATGGCAAACATAAGAAACCTCCAAGCAGGTGGGTTTGATGACAAGAAAATTCTAGGTATATTGAGAGCAGATGTTAATTCAGCTACAGGTTCTTTAACAGGGAAAGATGCTGCCCAAGCCTTTAGTGAGATAGCTAGAAGACAAGGTATAGCGGACAGCTCTCTACGTTCTAGAAGATTGAAGGATGCTGAGATAACTATAAAATCAGCTATAATAAACCCTCTGTTTCCTACAAAGAGTCAGAAGATGTCTTCAGCTCAAGCTATTACGACCCTACATAAAAGACTAGATGGCAATAAGGATTTAGACCCCGACATTGTAGGTAGAGCTATCCTAAAGGACACATTAGGTTCTTTCAAATCTATGAAGTTAGTGTCCGGAGTAAGCCCTCAATTTCAGATGGGGACATCTAACCAAGAGTCTACACTAAAGAACTTTGGAAGGGCGTTTAAGCAATTAAAATCTTTAAGAGATAGAGGTTTAATTGAGACTAAAACATATATGAATAGACTTCTACAGCTAGAGAGAAGGGAAGAAGCATATAAAAGAGATTTCTTTGAGAAAGGCTCATTCGATGAAAAGGCTAACTAATGGAAGAAGATGAAGCATTAACAAACTCTCCCACTCTTCAAAATATTAAGAGAAATAGAGAGGTAGCATCTAGTGACTCTGAAGAGATTAAGAGGCTAGAGGAAAGATTTTCTGGAAGAGAAGAAGACCTACCGGAGGAACCTTCTTTGCAGGAAAAGGGAAACCTTTTTACGGAAAGTCTTAAGGATATTCCAGGTTCTGTAGCTTCAGGTGTTGCCCGTACTGTACAAGAGACAGGTAATTTTGTGATAGATGCTGCTGATATGGTTGAAAACTTTATGGCAGAACAGGGTATTGGGGGGGGGGATTTTATTAATGAAGGTTCTAGAATAACTGCCCTAACAAACCCCGAAAATGTTTACCAACCTAGAACCACAGTGGGTCATTTGGTATCGGGCATAACTCAATTTATGGTTCCTTTTGCTTTATTGGGCGAAGTAACTAAAGGTGTTAAAGTAGTTAGCACTTTGGGTAAGTTCGCTAAGGCCAGTGCTTTGGGTGCTGCTGTAGATTTTACGGCCTTCGACCCAAAGGAAGAAAGACTATCGAATTTAATACAAAGACACACTCCTCTAAGAGACCCCGTTACTACATATCTAGCAGCTAACCCTAGTGATACTAGAGCAGAAGGTAGATTTAAAAATGCCTTAGAAGGTTTAGGCTTAGGGGCTGTAGTAGAAATGTTCACTATGGGGCTAAAGGCTTATAGAGGAAATAGAGTAGCTCAATCAGTTAAAAAAGATGCTGATGAGGTACTTAGAATAGCTAATGAAAGAGACATTGTTCTCCCAGATGAAACTGTTGCACCAAAGCCTGTAGAAGGCGTTAAAGCTGAAGACACGTTTGGTGAGCTAGATGGAATCAAGAAAGAGGTAAAAGAAGCTAGGAAGACTCCTAGAATGGAATCCTCCCTACCAGATACGCCTATTGATGTAGAGGACCAGATTCTATCTGCTCTCGAGAGAGGAGATATTGATGCTGCTCTAACTGCTAAGAGAGGCGCAGGAACTACTCCTGAGTTTAAAAGGGGTGAGATTTCTATAGAAGAATCAACTAAAGCCGCTGAGAAATTAGGTTTAAATGCTGCTGACTTTATGAAACGTAAAGAGGGTGGACTACTTACGGATGCTGAGACTGTTAAAATAGCTCAAGTTATGGAGTCTACCACAGAGAGATTAAACCAATTAACTAAAAATATGGACCCTAATAATCCTGCTGACCTAGAGTTACTTCTAGATGAGATGGATAATGTAGACTTGCTAATAGCAAGGTCTGAAGGGTTTGGAGCAGAAGTTGCTAGAACTCTAAACTTAAATAAATTAGTTAAGAAAGCTAGAGGCCAGATGGTCGATGCTGCTAGAAATAGACAGCTTCAAGATAAGTATGACTTATTTGGTGGCTCTGAAACTGCCACTAAACTAAAAGAAAGACTTAAGAATATGAAAGCTGCTGATTTAGCAGATGTCTCTAAACGCTCTTTTGGTAGAAAGCTTACTGAAGCTGCTTATGAAACTTGGATTAATGGGCTTCTATCAAGACCTATGACTCAAATTAGAAACATAGGCTCTAATGCTTCGGTAGTTGCTATGGATGTTGTGGAGTCAAAAGTAGCTGTAGGTAAAGCAGAAGGTCGTATAGCTGAAGCAATAACTAAAAATAAAGCAAAACTAGCAGGGGCCATTAAGAATGGTGAGTCCTCTCAGATTATAGAAGGTATCGAGAACACCATAGAAATGCTTCCAACTTCTGAAAGAGTTTTTAAAGGCGAAGCAGAGATACAGATTGAGTCCATAATAGGTGGCTTTAAAGATGCTCTAGAGATGGGTAGACAGGCTTTTAAGTCTGGTAAAGTATCCGCTAAGTCGGGTAAAATATCCCCCGTAAAAATGTCTAGCGAGTTCTTCAAACAAGAAATAGATAAAATACCTGGAGCAGTACCCAAAGCAGTAGTTTCTAAAAGTATCGATATGTTGGGGAAGATGACTACTCTACCAGGAAGAACCTTATACACTGCTGATGAGTTCTTTAAAGCAGTTAATATGCGTAAAGAAGTTCATAGACTTGCCCACAGAGAAGCAAGTTTGGAAGGTCTTCAAAAGGGCTGGAGTACAGATGAAGTTATTTCACGCACTGAATCTCTCATCCAAAAGCCTAGCCCTACTATAATTTCTGGAGCTGAGAAAGCTAAATTAGTTAATACATTCCAGACACCTGCAGAAGAATTGGAATTGTTCTTTGATGCTGCAGCGGTAAAAGGTGCTTTAAACAATCCTATAGGGAAAGTTATTACCCCTTTCATTAACACTAACTTAAATTTATTAGACTTCTCTATGAGAAGATTACCTGTAGAACTAGGTCCAGGACTTAGAGCAGACTTACTAGAAGGTGGGGTCAGAGCTGACTTGGCCAAGGCAAGAATCTCATTATCACGTTCTACACTGGCAGTGGGCGCAAGCTTAACTCTTGCTGGAACTATAACAGGTGGTGGCCCTTCAGACTTTAAATCAAAGAAACTTTGGTTAGAAGCTGGAAATGTCCCTTATTCTTTTAAAATACCTGGGACTGATACGAGAATAGCCTTCGATAGATTTGACCCTTTGGGACAATTATTAGGAGCTTCTGCAGATGTTTCAGACCTATTAGGCCAGATGGTTGATGATGGGGTTTCAAAGTTAGATTTAGTAGGTGGAGCAGCATTGACGGTAGGTAGATTTATGACTCCTGAATTTGCTACAGAGAGTTTAGCTCCCTTCCTAGAAATGTTAAGACCTGGCTCAGACAGTGGTAGAGAGATGGAGAAATTCATAACATCTTTTGGAAGTAGTGCAATACCTCTTTCAGGAGCAATGTCCACTATAAGAAAAGGCATACCTATACCTTTCACTAACGGGTTTTCTACTGGAGACCCTATAAAGAGAGATTTAAGCGTGGCCAAAGATTCTGAATCCCCTATTTGGGACGGATTTCTTAATCAGTTTAAGAACACTATCCCAGGATGGAGTAGTTCTTTACCTGCTGCCACTAACGTATTTGGTGAAGAGAAGGTTTACTATACAGGTTTTGGAGACAGTAACACTTCTCCATTGCTGGCCAACAAGCCAGATGAGATGTCTAAGTTTGTATCAGGCGAGTTACTTAAGTTAGGTATGGATAATCCTTTAGTAAATGCAGACCCTAAAAAAGGTGAGACCTTCCTAACTGTTGATAATCCTAGTAGAATAATTAGAAAAGGAGGTGTTTCAACTCCTCTAAACCCAGCACAATATGAAAAGTATAAAAGGTTGGCAGGTGGATTAGGATTAAAGGAATCTCCTTTTGGCGGTATGAATTTAAAGGAAGCTTTAAACGAACAATTTAAAAATGACTTTCCTTTAATAGAAGGAAGTAAGTCAGACGAGATGAAAAGAATTGTTGTTAAGAAGATTTTCTCTGCTTTTAGAAAAGCCGCAGCTGCACAATTTTTTGAAGAAGATGATAATATATATGAAAAGGTACAGCAAAATGCTGAGAATAGAAGCAACGCTATACTAGGATTGGAGTAGATATGACCGTAGCTAATACTACAACTAAAAATTTATATACCAGTAACGGAGTTATAACTACCTTCGCTATCCCTTTTGCCTTCATTCCTGGAGAAGCCTCCACTGTCACTAAGGTGTTCCTTGTGGATGCTGCAGGGGTAGAAACCTTACAAGTTGAGGGGGTCGATTATAATTTAGACCCTGTGGGACTTACACCGGCCAATGTTATTATGGTTGTGGCACCTCCTGTTAAGCTACTAGTTAAAAGAACATCCCCAAAGACTCAAGGTTTAAACCTAGATGGCAACACTCCCATCCCTGCTGAAGAATTAGAAAAGCAGTTGGATAGAGTTGTACTCCTTAATCAGGAAGTACAGACAGGGGTTGATGAGGTTGAAGCAGCTACAGCTACTGTCACCCTTATATCAGGAGCTTTAATTCCTGATTGGCTTCCAGCTACTAATTACGTTATTTCTCAAACTATTATAGACCCTACTTCTAAGAAGATGTACCGAGCATTAACAGTACATACTTCAGGTGGGGATTTTAACACTGACTTGGTAGGTGGAGAATGGGAACTAGTTCCAACAACAGGATTAAAAGGGGACCCAGGAGTTCAAGGGCCAAACGGTCTACAAGGACCTCAAGGTATTCAAGGGATAAATGGAAACAACGGAGCTCCTGGGGTAAACGGAGTCTTCGCTGCTATAGCCTCAAAGGCAGAAGCAGAAGCGGGCGTAGATAATACTAAAGGAATGACACCCCTTAGAACTAAGGAAGCAATTGATTTTCAACTTCCTAATCACGCCATTATTGTAGACCTTCTAGCTAGAGTGGTTGCATTAGAGGCTCAAAATGCTGACCAAGAAACTAGATTAATTGCTATTGAAACTAATGTTATTCCTGGAACTGGAAGGTTCTCAGGTTCACAAATTATAAAAAACGCTGCAGGACCTATCGACATATTAGGGGGAAATAACCCGACCCCTGCAGACGGTAGAGGGGATGCCTTACTTAGAAGTTCTGCAGGTACAGAGTTCGCTAAGGTTCAAATGCAAGTTAGACGTAAGACAGATACAGAATTTAGATTTGTGTCTTACGACCTAATCATGCAGTTTAATTCTGATACTAATGTTTGGTTCATCGGTAGAGATGGGACTGACCAACTAGACGGAAGTTTAAATTTAGATGGAATTGTATTAACAGTAACAACCAATCCTGATGGATTCGGCGAGTTTATAGGGCAAGTGTCTTATACTTCCGATAATATGTTAGGGGCTAATCACGACACTCAATCTGAGATGAAATGGATTGGTCAGGAGATACCTAAAAATGTTTAAGATACTAGTATTACTATTGATTTCTACCCAAGCTAACGCTCTCTTTATGAAGGATGGCCCTATAGGGTTTGGCGATAGAGTAAAACCCCACTCATCTACAGTGGTTCAAATACGCTCTACAACCAAAGGCTTTAAGGTTCCTGAAATGACTACTGTTCAAAGAGATCTAATCAGTTCTCCAGCAGCAGGTTTAGAGATTTTCAACTTGGATACAAACCAAAAGGAAATCTATACGGGAGTTAATTGGGATACTTTAGGGGGGACTAAGATTGCGTTTAAGGTTAATCAAGTGGCCCATGGTAGAGCATTAGGTTGCAACCCTACTCCTGTTTATTTAACAGCAGGTATTTGGGTAGATGCTAAAGCAGACAATCAGGCAACACTGGCGACCCACGTTATCGTAGAGGTCATCGACGTAGATAATTTTACGGTTGCTAAGATTGGACGTTTTGAATGTCCTGCCCACGGGTTAACAGTAGAGAAAGCTTATTATACTTCTGAAGTAACAGCGGGTTCTCTAGTTTTAACAGAGCCTCCTGTCTATTCAAACCCTGTATTATTCATTGAAAGTGCAAACATAATTCACGTTACTAACCTTAGAGCTTCAGCAAATACTGGAGCAGGTTCAGGAGCAGTAGCTTCTGTCTTTGGTAGAAATGGTTCAGTGGTTGCCGTAGCAGGTGATTACCAAGCTAATGAAATAACTAATATACCTGCAGGAAATATAGCGGCTATCGAGGTTCAGAGTGCTTTAAACGAAATCGACGCTGAGAAGCAAGTTCAGTCAGCGGAGCTTGATACTCTTGCCGGAATAGCAACGACCGGTCTTCTAAGTAGAACGGGGGCAGCGGCTTACTCCACTCGTACCCTTCAAGCAGGTTCCACGAAAATAACTCTAGCAAATCCTGATGGCGTTGCAGGGAATCCTTTAATTGATGTAGATGAAACCAACATCGACCACGACAATCTTCTAAACTTTGTTCTAAATGAGCATATAGATTGGACGGGCTCAACTTCAAACTTTTCCACGACAGGAGCTCTATCTTCTGGCCCTCAAAATATAACGGGAAGTGTTGCCGTAACTGGTCTTGTAGATGGTCGAGACTTAGCGGCCGATGGTATAAAGCTGGACGGAGTAGAGGCTTTAGCAGATATAACTGATGCGACAAATGTAGCTGCGGCGGGAGCGGTAATGGATGGAGATTTCTCATCTAATGGCCTCATGGCTAGAACTGCTGCAGGTAACTATACAAATCGTACCATAGTCGCAGGTTCGGCTAAAGTTCTTGTACTTGATGGTGACGGTGTTGCAGGTAATCCTAGCATTGACTTTGACGAAACTCAAATAGACCATGACAACTTACTAAATTTTGTAGCTAATGAGCATATAGACCATACTTCCATAGGTTTAGATGTCTCACTACCCACTTCAGGTTTAATTGGTGGAGGAGATGCCACGGCCAGTAGGACATTAAGAATTGATATTAACTCTCAGACATTAGACCCTGCACCTAACTCTATCGATGAGTTCTTTGTGTGGGATGTCTCACTAAACACATTAAAGAAAACCAGGCTCCAGGACATTGTAGCTTCATTCACTCCTCCTGGAGGGGAAGCTAACACAGCTTCTAATGTTGGTTTAGGTTCTGGAGTCTTCCGTTCTAAACTAGGTATAGACTTAACCTTCCGTTCCTTTGTACCAGGCTCAACTAAACTTTCTATTGTACAAAATGCAGATGACTTAACATTAGATGTTGTCCCTGCAAATATTGATATAACTACTCTAAACGGATTTAGTGCTAACAACTATGTAGACCACACATCCGTTTCTATTTTAGGTGGTTTAGGTTTAAGTGGGGGTGGAAACATCTCAGGAAACCAGACACTTAATCTGGACATACCCTCCCTATCAGCAACCATACCTTTTGATAATGCGGATTTAATCGCAGTATATGACACCTCCTTAGCAGCACATAGAAAGATGACCCGAGCGGACTTCCTTTCTGGTCTGGCCACAGCACCTGTAGATTCAGTGTTTGGTAGAACTGGGGCGGTCGTAGCAGTGGGGGGTGATTATGGTGCTTCTCAAATTACCAATGTTCCTAGTGGCAGTATTGCTGCTATTACGACTCAGGCGGCGGTCGATGAACTCGACACCGAAAAGGAACCAGTTATTACTGGGGCGGCCACAACAATTACAGGGGCAAATCTTACAGTTTCCCGAGCGGTTGTCTCAGACGTAGCAGGAAAGGTTGCTGTCTCAGCAACAACCGCTGCAGAAATTGGATTCGTTTCAGGGGTTACATCTAGTATCCAAACCCAAATAGATAATATCCCAGTATTCCCTGAATTTATGTTTTCTGGAGGTGTCTCAGCAGTTAATGCCAACGCCACAAAACCAGTTTCTATAGGGCATAACAGTGCTAATGGAGGTGTTATAATGCTCCGAAATGGAGAGATTGTAGGTATAACAATTAGAATAAATAACACAAGAACAGCAGGTACTTGCACAGGCTCGGCTCTTATAAACGGAGTAATTCAGAACGGTGTGGGGGAGCAGGTTGTTTTAGACGCTGTAAATACTGTTAGCGATTTTCAAGTGATAGCAACACCTATTCAATTCGTAGCCGGAGATAATCTTTCTATGGAAACAGTCACAGTAGGGTTTGCTCCAACAGGCTCAGATGCTGTTATAACTTTATGGGTGAGGGATAGATAATATGAATAATTTAAAAGTATTACTGCTTGGTTTACTAGCTTTCAACGCAGTAGCCGCTGATTATTTTATAGTTAGGGATTCAGATACTGTGGTTACTGGAGTGTTCAAAGCTGACCCAGGAGTTGCACCAATCCTACATACTAAGTATTTTGAAACTGCTGCAGTGGATATTTCAGGCTGGAATAGCGGAACTACTATAACTAGAACAGGTGTAAATACTTATGTAAAAACTTCCGAAGTTTTTCAGAAGACATCCTTTGCGGTTAACGATATTGCAAACTCTAAGCTTTGGACGCACAGGATTAATGGGACTGTTTACGACTTCTCTAACCCCTTTACAGTACTTATACCTTTCAAAGCAGCATGGGCGACAGGGCCCACTTTCGCTTTCCTATTTGATTTGTCCTCAGTATTCTACGTCTACCTCAAAAACGGTGGGACCAGTCTAGTAACTAGACTATTCGATGCCACATCTAACGAGTCTCCCGCCTACACCTTACCTACAGCGTTAGTAGATAATCAATGGGTATGGGTCGGAATAACTTATGATGGGGCAGGTGGGTTTCAGTATATCTTAGATGGTACCTTAATAGCTAACACAGGCTCTAAGGTACTAGTAAACAATGCCTCTATATTCAAGTTCGGAGAGCGTTCAGGCTTCACAGTTTCTCAAGATATGGCCATGGGAAATATCCTGATTCTGAATAAGGTAATATCTGCTGCAGAACTAACAGCGTATTATAATGGGGGTGTTTCTGTAGATGCTAGAAATGTATTTTTAGACTCTGAAATAGTGCATTATTACCGTTCTGACCTAATGCAACAAACAACAGTTTTAGATAGTGGAGGAATCAGCTCTTTGCTTAGAGGGGCCTCTACTCAAAACGGACTACTTACTACAATAGATGTTCCTAATTAGGAGAACGTATGAAGTTTTTAATTATATTTTTGATAAGTTTCAATCTCTGGGCAGCCGTTCCTATTTATAGTGTGGCGGACACAATCAAAGTAACCCCCCCTTGTGATAAGATGAATATGGTGGGTACGATTATAAAGGTGTGGGGTGGGGACATACCGGCTTATATGGTTGAATTTCCTGATGGAGTTCAGATATTATTGGATGAGAACCAAATAACAATTAATCCTTAAGAGGTACTATGAAGAAGATAATTTTACTTACCTTACTATTTATATCCCAATCTTGGGCCAACTACCCTGTAGTTCAGACAGGCGGTGGAGGTATTCCTATTTGGGCACCTACTACTTCCTACACTATTGACCAACACGTTAATAATGCAGACAAGTTGTATAGGGCCAATGCAGCCTTTACTTCAGGTGCTTTATTTGTACCGGCCAATTGGTCAGAGGTTTCTGATGATCTTAATAGAGAGATAGTCGTAACTGACACAGCCCTAGTTATATGGGATGGCGTTGGTGGAGATGATGTTAAGGACTCTGTAGTCACACTAGATGGTGCTGGAGTTATGGCAGGTGTTACTGAATTGACAGGGAATTTAACTGTTAATGGAAACCTAGATGTACTCGGTACTATAACAACGTCTACGCAAGCAGCTTTAGATATTACTAATGCTGTAATCTCAGTAAATGTTGGGGGAAACCAAGCTGCTGCCAATGCCAATGATGCTGGCCTTGTTGTTTCTATTTCTGATGCCACTAATTCTCAGATAGGTTATGACTCTACTTGCCCTACATTTTGGCAAGCAGGTTTAGTAGGCTCCCTTGATTGTGTTGTTACTGAGACTATTGCTCAGTCCTTAACCAATAAAGAGTTTGGTAACTCAGCCTCTATAGACGCTAACCTCATGTTGGATATGGTGAGTACGTCTAAGGCCTCTAGGCCTTTCCCTATTATGACTGAAGTTCAGAGAGATGCTCTAACTGCTGTCACTGGTTCAGGGATTTATAACTCAAATACAGATAAGGTTAATGTTTATAATGGAACGGTTTGGAAAGCTATTGGTGGGGGAATCGATGCTTGGGCAACAGCTACAGTTTACACAATTGGGGATGTAGTCCATGAATCTAATAAGATTTATCTAGCTCTTACTAACCATACAGGTGGAGTTTTCGCCACTGACTTAGGTAATAATGAATGGGTTGAATTATCAGATGACCTTAATAGAGAAGTGGCCGTTACGGATAACGCTATCACTAGATGGAATGGAGCTGGGGGAGATGATGTCCAGGATTCCTTAGTCATCATATCAGACTTAGGTGCTGTCACCGGAGTCACTGACCTTACAATTACAGGTAATTTAGACATAGGGCTTACTCAGAACTCTGTAGTTTTTGCAGGGGCAGCAGGAGTTCTTTCAGAAGATAATACTAACTTTACTTGGAACAATGGGACTAAGATTCTTAATGTTACTGGAGAAGTTGATGTAGATAACCTAAGTTTAAATGGAAATACAATTTCATCTACCGATGTGAACGGCAATGTAATTGTAGATGCAAACGGTACGGGACAGTTTAATGTTCTTGATTACTTCCTAATGCCTCACTTAGCTGACCCTGCTTCAAGTCCTGCAGCAGCTAGTTCTAACTTATTCTTTAAGGCCGATGAGGTTCTCTATGATATGGACGAGAATGGTGTTGTTAACCCTATTGATAATCGCAATTCTAATGACGTATTAGCTAACCGCTCTTTTGAGAAGTCCTTTACAGGTACAGAAGATTTAGGATGGACAGCAGTCGGTGGAGCTACAACTCAAACATTATTGAGTGGTACTGCTAACTGCGCACCTGGACAGGGGGACCAATGCTTACAGGTATCTCCCGTTGCTCAGACATTCACATTTACTCAAAATATAAATTGCGATACTTCCGATGGGCAACTCGTAGGGTTTAGCTCATGGATAGATACTTCGACTTATGATGTTGAGATGTGTTCTCTAAGAGCAGGTGTTGTGCAGGATTGTATTACTTATTTTGCAGGAAACTCATGGAAGAAAAAGAAAGTTACAGTCTATGCCAGAACAGGTGATACCTGTGGCGTTCAAATTAGGTCAGTCGCAGCGGCCAGTGGTGCGCTAGGAATTGATGGAGTTAAGTTTGAAACTGAACCTATTAAGTTCTCGCAAAAAAGAGTTTCCCAAGACTACTCAATAAAAGAAGTACAAAGTACAATGACTTCCCTTTCAGGGGAACTTCAATTCTCAGGTGCGGCCGTAGAATCTACAGGCGCAGTATCTCTAATAGTCGCTACAGCAGATGGAGCAAATACTAGAACCAAATGGATAGCTCAGAGAGATTGTGTTGTTACTGTTTCAGCAGATGGACTTATAGTTTCCGGTTCTCGTTCTTTAGCTGTAGCAAAAAATGACGTTATATTAAAGAGAAGTTCTTATGACATAGTAGGAACTAATGCGACAGTAGGTGTAACACATAGAATAGAGCTTCTTAAAGGTGATTTTATAACCCTTGGTGTTGCCGGTTCACCAGAGGCCAGTGGTTTTGATATTGGACAGCAGCTAATAGCTAATGCGTCTTTTACTTCTCACGTGGGGATTGTAGCAGAAGCGTATGAAGAAGTAGCAGCAAGTAGTGCTAACTCTTCTCCTAATGATATGTCAGCTTCAATTATTGATGGTGTTAGTATAGGGACTGTTACTCCTGCTAGAGAGACTCAAGACTTTATACAGGGGAATTGTGCGGAAGCTATTGATGGTACTTACGTTTGTACTTATGTCCCAGGTTTTTTTACTTCTACTCCTAACTGTCAAGCCACGGTAACTGACGTTGACAATGATTCTATCCTTCATATTCTAGCTGAGTCTGCTAGTTCAATTACGGTTAGAACTGGAACTAGTGCCGCAGGTGTAGTAGGTAGGGATTTTACTTTATCTTGTGACAAAACAGGTGCAGATATTAAGCCTGTAGAACTCGATGTTAATATTCCTTTTGGGAAGACTTGCAACATCTACCCCACAATTAATGATTATATTGTAGTTCTTAACTCAACCACTTTGTATAAAACTACCGAGATGGTGGCAACTAACGGGTCTTGTGGTTTTGTAACAGTTTCAGCTAACCAAGCCAGGCTTGTTCCAGGTACATATAGAATTGAATACATTGTAGGGGTGGGATTTGGTGCGGATTTCCTGTCAGTAAGATTACAAAAAGATGTGACAGGGACTCCTGTAACTATAGTAGAAAAGCCGAAAGTCTCAACACAGACCACCGCAGGTTCTAACACAGCTACGTTTTTTTATGAGTTTACAATAACCTCCACCACTTCCATTGAGCTTCAAACTAAAGCAGCTTTAGCCGTAGCTGGTGGAGAAATTCATTCAGCAGTATCAATAACAAAGGTGAAATAATATGAAATACTTATTGATGTTTTTAATTTCCTTCAACCTTTTAGCTGCAGTTTATCCTCGTATTGATAAACTTACAGTCAAGAAGACCAGGTATAGACTCCTTAAGCGGATGAACAAGGTGTGTGACTTCTCGGTTAAGCCTTATACTTGTGAAGGTGGGCGACCTACCTCTTTTGCTATGGAGAATGAGCTTGTCCTACTCAAAGCTGAACTCTACATCAAAGAGGATGCTAGGTTAGCAGAGAGGGCAAGAATTAAGGACTTAAAAAAGAGGTTCAAAAAGATTAAACATTCAAAGCATAAGGTTCTTAAGGTATCTAATCCTGCAGCTTGGTTTAGGGATAATAAGAAGTCTATGGATAAAGCATTAATGGAATCTAAAATGCAAGAATTAGAAGCCGCAGATGCCCAAGTTAAGATAGACTTAAAGGCTAAAGGGGATGTTAAAACCGCTAAAGATGCCCAAAAGAGTTCTGATTGTGTAAAATTAAAGAACAGCAATAAGTACCCATTATATTTAAAAAGGCTATTCTATGAAAAACTCTGTAATTAATAAGGTAATCCCCTCCCTAATTGTGGGAGGTATTGTAGGTCTGTTAGGTCTATTTATAGATGTTCAGGCCACTAAGGCCCAAGTATCTGCTAACGCAGAGCAGATTGGAGTTTCCCATAAAAACAATAAACTGATATGCTTAATGTCTGTCAAACTAGAAATGAAAAAAGAAGATGTAGAAAGATTCTGCGTCAAATATTAAGGGAGTATATATGAATGGTTCAAAAAGCCTATTAACATCTAAAACATTTTGGGGGGCTATGTTAATGTTAGCCTCTACTGCAGGAACTTATTTTAAAGTTGATTTGGGCGACCCTTCTGCTTGGGTTACTGCTATCACTGGTTTAGCTGGATCTATATTAGCTATTATTGGTCGTGTTAAAGCGGTTAAGAGAATTGGGTAATGACCTTAGCTCTAATCCAAACACTAAAAACTGGTTTATCCTTGTGGTTGCACAAGGATAAGACCAAATATCTCAACAAAGTTATTAAACTAGAGAAGGCCTATTATGTCGAAGATAATAAAGTTACCGAAGATAAAGACCGTAGGGACTTTGCTGTGCTTGATAACATTGACTTTGAGTTGCGCCTCATCAGCGAAGCGTTTAATTCCCAAGTTGGAAAAACGAACACTTAGAATAGCTAAAGACTTCCCTGGTTTCTATTACCAGTATTGTAAAAATAATGTTTGGTACTCAAAAAATAAATGTAAAAAGGGTGAGTGGCAGGTTGATAAGTATGACTTGCAAGATGAAACTACAAGGAAGAAACTCATTAATATGGGCTTCCTCCTCAAAGTCCGTAAGCGTTAATTTTAAACTGGCGGATATATCCGCCAGTTTACTATTTTACTACTCTTTGTCAAGTTTTTTCTTTGCTTCTTCCTTATCTGCTCTTAGTTTCTTCTTAGCTACACCTTCAGCAACAACCTTGGCATATTGTAAATTAATTTGCTTCTCCCTAACTAGAAGGTACTGATTAGCTACATTTCCCAACTTGTTCTTATTAATGAACTCACGTAGAAGTCCAGCTTCCTGGTACTTATCTGCATATTGTTCCAAAACTAAATCTTGGTCTTCAATAAGCTCCTGAGTCTTACCTCTAAGGTGAGCATAGTCATCCATCAAACCTTGAATATGTGGCCAGAGCGTGTCGTGGTAAAGACGGATGTTCAAGTCCGTATTTGGTAGGTTGAACTTCACCTTGCGCATGATGTACTCCCACATGGCACGGTCAGATTCTAAACCTGTGTCAGGCCAGCCACCTGGAGGATTTGGTGACCCCTTAAGCATTGCTTTAGTCTCATCGGCAATTCTGTGGGCCTTAAAGAGATTCTCCTTAAGCACCTGCTCATCAACAATGACGTTCTCGCCAATTGCCTCATCTACTTCTCTATTCATTTCGCCTCCTTCAAGGTTTCTCTTAATTTATAAAAATCAAAATTGGGGCAGGTCTTACCCCTATTAACTGCGTTGTGGGGGATAATATCCTTCCACAACATTGTGTACTGTATACGCAGGGTAGTTATTAACCAACTTAATGTTTTAAGTTGAGCTTCGTTTGCAACGTGATTAAGCCCAGAAAGACAAATACCAATGTGGGAATCATTATAACCTCTAGCATGGGCACCTGAATACTTAAGAGACCTACCAAGCTGTAAGTCTCCATTAAACGTAATGTAAAAATTGTAACCAACATCATCCCATCCTTTACCTTTAGTATATTTATTATTCCAGGGAATCGGAACTATAGAAGTATGTAGTTCTCTAACATTCTCAATATCATCCTCTGCATATCTATCACTAGCAGAGCAATGCACAATAATCCCTTTAATCTTTTTTGTTCTATTCCTCACATGGCACTCCTTAATACGACCCGTTTCTTTTCTAGGGCCTCTGTTATCATTTTATCTTGTACACTTCCGACCATATAGTGAGCAGTACAAACCTTAGTCTGCCCGTATCTATGAACTCTCTTTAGGGCTTGTATATTATCACCAGGGACCCAGGATAAATCATTAAATATTACGTGTTTTGCTTTGGTCATATTGAAGCCAGTGTTTCCAGATTGTATAGTCATAAGGAGTACATCCCACTTACCTTTCTGGAAACCATCCACTAAATCCGCTCTAGTACTAGAGGGTGTGGAGCCGTTAAAGGAGGCCACTCTAATGCCTTTTACTTTAGATAATGTACTTCTAATATTTTCTAGAGAATCAAGATGTGCGGTAAAAACAACGAGAGGCCCCTCGCCTTCTGCTAAAAGGTCTTTCAGATATTTGGCGGTATAAGAGGACTTTAGAAGTGCAGAAGCGGCTTTCGCCGTGCTTGAGGCATCTCGTCTAGAATTGTTAGAGGTCCAAGCCTCTTCCAATTCCTTATTATCTTTATAATCTACGATTACTTGTTTTACAATCACTTCCTCTAAACTAAGTACATTTTTCGCTAATCTTCTAATGTACTTAAGGCTTAGGTATTTCTTAAGGAGGTCTACATTTCGCATCCCTTCAAATTTGGTGATGGACCTACCACCTATATTTACTCTTATCGCTTTGGAAAACGTACTATTAAACTTCCAGGTGTTTGGGAAGTCCTGCGAAATATCCCAGCCATTAGTTTTCTTTGGAGAGTATGAACAGAGTTTGAGTAGGGAATACCACTCAGTAATTCTATTCTGTATAGGGGTTCCGCTAAGTAAAGCGCACCTTTCCGGTTGGCCCTCATATAGAAATCTATGAAAATAATCTGTTCTTTTAGCTGACATATTTTTGAGGTAGTGGGCCTCATCGGCGACAACGAACGTAGCCCAACTAAATAACCCTTTCGCATATTTGAGCATTGAGTAAGACATAATAATGTACTTGGTATTCGTGAAATCTTGCTCAAAATCGCTCCCTTTCTTTAGAATTTTTACGTTCTTATCTTTACTCTTACGAAATTTTATACACTCCGCAAGCCAATTAAATTTTAAGTAGGAGGGACATATAATCAATGTCCTTTGGTTGGTAAGTTCTGCTATGGCGATTGCCTGGAACGTCTTACCTAGACCCATTTCATCCCCAAGGACGAAATAGTGGTGTAAAAGTCCGAAGCGGATACCAGTCTCCTGGTATCCTTCCGGTGGAAAATTTAATACATTCCTAGAGGTCTGCATTTAACTGTTCTTCCATTAATTCTTTCATCTTTGTATTGAATGAAGCTAAAACTTTCCCTTGTCCAGAGAAAAGGTCAACACCATTTAAAGTTTCAGAAGCTAACTTAGCTGCTGCTTTAATGGCCGCATCCTTCTTCCATCCTGGGTAACTCTTCTCTACAACTTCAGCAAACTTTTGTCTGTGAGCTTCGATACTTCTATCATAAGGAGAGTTTTTAGCTTTAGGAGCAGCCTTCTTAGTGACCTTCTTAGTAACCTTCTTCTCTTCCTTAACTTCCTTACTCGTACTTGGGTCAACTGTTTTACCTTCTTTAGTCTTAACATTGCCCTCATCAGTAACTTCGGCAATGGCCCCTACTGGAGTCTCACAATCAATACCTAGCTCAGATAAAACCTGAAATTTAAGGTTCTGAATTACAGCTGGAGTATCCTTTTCATTCTCACCTACAGCTACAGATATTGTTAATTCTTCATGCTCATAGTTTCCAAGGTTTCTTCTACGTGTGTAGGAAACATCAGTCATTCTTGTTTTCATAGTAAATCCTCCAATTCAGATTTAGTTATTGGTTGTTGTTTTGGGTAAGTTTTAACTTCTTTCTTAGGGCTATCAGTTAGCCAATTGTCACAGACAAACTTCATAGGTCTTAACTCTTCAACAGTATCTTCAAACACCCAACCTGCGGCTGTATGTTCTTTGATAAGTTGAATGGCCCTTTTATACTTCAAACGACCTACTCTAATGAGGTCAGAAGTAGCACTGTAAACCTGGCAATTTCCTACAGTCTTAGAAGCGAACGGCCAATAGAACTCTGTCATTCTTTTGGCATTGTTCTGAGCAGCCCAAACATTGTATAGGTCCATATACATAGCTGCGGACATATCATAATTAAATGATTCCATAGAACTTTGAATGTCATAAACACTCTTAGCATTTTTACCTGTAGATTTTAGGTCAACCCCATAGCCCTTAAAACCAAAGAAGTCGAAACGTATTTTACAAGGCAGCCCATCAAGTTCTCCAAAGAAAGAAACTTCTGGCTCTCCATCCTGTAGAAGCTCTTGAACTCTTTCATTAGCTAAAGTCACTTCAATTAACTTATCTGCTACAGCAACATTGGCCTGTGAAAGTATGTCCTTCCCTACATTCTCTTGACGAAACTTCTCCCAAGCAGAACCTCGACGAACTTTCCCGTCAAAGATAGCGAACTCTTCCCCTAAAAGGTGAGGCTCTAAAACTCCTGCGTGGTAGTAACTTCCGATAACTAAAGCATCGGACTGTTTCATCTCTTCAGCAATTCCAAGTATGTATTTTGAATGGAACATCTCAGGGTCTTGCAACATTGTTTTAAGCTGAGAAGAGGAGAAGAATCTCTTCCCCTCAAACTCAGGTTTGTGGTAATCACTATTTGGTAACTTGTGAGAAGCTATTCTACGGGCCTTCATTACAGGTCCATCTCTTCTTCTGGCTCACCGTCGAAATCTTCTACTGAAGCCGCAGAATCACTCCCGCCTTCATCTTCAAAAACTTCAACATCTACATCATGGAAAAATTTTCCATTAAATTTTGATTTCTCATTATCAATAATTCCTTCCTCAAGGTACGTGAATTTACAGAAGATTTTTACTGACTTATCAGCTGGGTCATAGCTTTCTAACTTATGGTCGATAGAACCACAGGCATTAAGACATAGTGTAGAACCTACTTCTAAATACTTTCCATTATGCTCAAGCTCAAAGTTAAATTTCTCAACCTTGATATGGTAATTAGGTTTATTGTAACTATCTTCTGAGATGTCAATCAATTGACCCTCTAGACAATCACCTTCTGACCATAATTTCCAACCTCGGTAGAACTTACTCCCCCCTATTTTCTTATACTTTCGACCCATGAGGTCCTCCTTTGAGGGTTTCTCCCTCGGTTATTTATATGTGTTTTCACGTTATTCCTAATAACATTCCTCGCTATCTTTCACAGTAAGTCCTCCAAAGATTCATAATCGAAGTATTTACGGAACTTTTCGTATTCATCTATAGACCTATCATCGACATAAATTTTCATCCTCTTAACGTCAAGGCCGTTAGGTGTTTTAATTTCCTCAATCTTACTCGGGTAATCAGGAGACCATATACAAGAATCGAGTCCCACGTTAGCAAATTTCCTATATTTGTCAGTGAAAATATCCCTAAATGCTCTAACCATACAATCCGCCAGAATATCGACAACCCCCAAGTCGCTAGAATCAAATTCAACATACAAAGCGTCGTGTAAAGTGAGGATGACATCGAGGTTAGCTTCCTGCGTATATTTGACAGCTCTCCGTAATATGGAGGAAGCTGCACCTTGTGTGGGAAAGTTCGTAACACTTCGCCAATTTCTGTTGTTTCCGAACATAGTCCAGCCGCATGGGTTTTGTAAATATCCTTTATCTTCGTACTCTTCTTGGACTTCGTCACAATACTCTCCATAGTCAGGGAAGGTGTCATAGAACATATCAATGTATTCCTGTGCTTCTTCTTCCTCTATATTCTCACCACTATCAGCAGATAATTTCTTGGCCAATGAGAATGAACCCATTTTATATTGAACTGCTAAAGTAGTTTGTTTAAATTTATCTCTTAACTCTCCGTGACTTTTCTTAGTAGCATTCTTTGGAATTACTCCACAGGCCTTACCAAACCAGAGGTAAACGTCCCCCGATTCATAAGCCCGTATCATATTCATATCACCAGCTAACAGGCCGCCAATTAAGAACTCTTCTGATTTGAAATCGATACTACAAATTGCTCGCCCGAGTTTGGGCTGTACAAGACTTCGCATCCATGCTGCCTTAAGAAATATAAAGCCTGTACTAGATGGCTGGTTTCTACCTGACTGGCTTCCATAGATGTTAAGGAACGGTCTACTCCTCCCATCATTTCCAATCGAATCCCAAAAGGTTCTCTTACTATTTTTCGATGGCATAAATCCATTAAGATTTTGTTTTGTTTTGAGAAATCTAACAATTTGTGCGCCGAAATTATCGGATGGGTAGCTATGTTTGAAGTCAAAATAGCGTGTGAAAGCCTCCATTGATAAGGAGATATTACCAGTATCGGTAATCTGCCACATTGGCCCGTCAGGTAGTTCGTCGCCGTCATAATCCCAAGCAATTTCGTTTTTCTCGCAATAGTCTCTAACCCACTCTCTCGTTTTGTCTTGCTTCCATACATATTTCCATGTCCTCTTATTTAATTGGTAGGGATGAACCTCTGGGAATAGCCCATTAATCTCTGACTGAATGTCGAATAAAATGCTTGGCACGGCATTGCTAAAGTTCTTAGTCGATTCGTAATCAATAGGGTATCCCAGGGATTCAATTATAGCTGTACGAGCGGAGTATTCTCCTTGATATAGGAGGTCGCTCTTAAGCTTTTTAAAATCTTCTTTATTAAGCAATTTAGAATAAGCTTCAATCATCTTATTAAATAATTGCTTCAAATAAACTATATCCGAAATATTGTATCCGATGATGTCCCGCTCATCTCTCTCACTAAATTCATCAGGTGTGGAAATGATTAAGTCCCTCATCTCTGTCTTATGTTTAGTGTCTATTTCAATTCCTAGAAGTTTGTATAAAGCGGATCCTATATTGTGCTCCGCCTGACCCCCTGACACACCCTCTTTCCTTAAATACTTAGGTTTGGGTGGGAAAGTTCTCTTAACCTTTCCATCTATAAGTTGTTTACCATATTGATACTTGTGACAATGATTGGTTAACTGTCTCCAACTAACGTAAAGACATATCCACTTAAAATCTGTTGGTCTTAAACCTAATGCTTGAAATGAACGAGCTTCTGACATCACGCCGAAGCAGATAAATATATAGCCCTGGTTATTTAAGTCGAGTAAAATGTCTCTTAGTTCTATCTTTCTGCCAGCATCTTTGTGAAGCCAGATAGACTTTGTTTTACCTTCAATCTCCCACGCACAAGACACAAGGTTTAAAACTTTGTCACTAGTATGGTTGAACTCAAAATCGATTTGGCAGTAGAGGCTCATATATGGCTCCAACTTTTACCAATACTAATATTTGTAATAGTGTCTCTACAAACTTTAAATCTTTTAGCTACATCTTTCTGATAGACCCCTTCTTTTAGGAGTTTTCTTATCTCTAGAATGTCTTTATTTGTAAGTTTAGAATTGTAATGTTTCTCGCCTCTATAGTCTCTAAGGCCAGTTTTTACAGAGTGTTGCATATTTTCTAAGTTAGTACACCATTCAAGGTTTGAAACTCTGTTGTCTGTTTTCAAACCATTGATGTGGTTTACTTGCGGTTTCTCGCCTTCTGGTTTAAAGGTTTGAAGTATAAGACGATGGACGAGTTTATTCACTCTCCCACCATCTTTACATAAAAGCAATGCTCTATAGCCGTATATATTGATACAGCCGACCAATACTCTCCCTCGTATAAGAACTCTACTTTTAGACTTTCCAGAAACGATGCGCTCTATAGAACGGACCAATCCCAGATTTGATGCCTGGTAGAACCCCTCATATTGAGGTATGTCTTTCCAAATTTCTTTCAATTTATACCGCCTAAAGAAGACCGTCTAACTCGTCTTCACCGTTATTACTTTCAAAACCACTAACGTCCACTGAGTCAGAAATTTCCTCATCTTGTGGGTGGAATAAACTTTCTACCAATATTGTCCATGACCCGTCAACCTTGCTCATTTTTGCCAATCGTTGAGTCCCTCCGTGATAATAGGAGGTTAGGAAATCTTCTACCTTTTTATAATTTGCTGGAAACCTAGCAAACTTGCCTTTCTCCTTAACAAACTTACGTGTTAAGGATTTTAATGTAATTTCTTTAAAATCTTTTGACATTATTTTATCAACTATGAATTTCTGCCATTCAAATAGTGAGTGATAAGCTAAATCGAAGAATTTAACACCTCTTAATACAGAGAACTCATCCATATCTTCATCTTTACCATGTAGGAAAATGAAGTAGCCAAAGTCATGGGCCAGTTGCTCATCACTTTCTATCAACTTAGAGAGCTCCTTTATCTCCTCAATGTCCATTGTGTCCGTTAACAACCTATTAGTTAATTGAGGAACCGAAAATCTTCTATCGTCTGATTCAATGTGCATATCGCTAGAATCGTTATTTTGTACAATATAGGAGTTATAAACCTCTAGAGTCTCGGCGTCTAAACCCTTTTTTTCTACAGATTGAAACTGATTGGCAAGGCGTTTAAGTTTGGTATGTCCCTTTTTATCCACCCTTTCTTCATCAAAGGAGATAACTCTCTTGTTCGCTATAGGTCCATTGAATTGAGTCGTTAGGATTGACCCTGGGGCCTCCTCATAATGCTCTTTACCTACTAACATTCTAACTAGGGAGCTCAATACCCCTTTACCGATTCCCTTGGCCCCGTTAAGGATAAGGAAGGTTTGATTTCTACTAACTAGTGCATTATAGAGCCAATTAAGGACGAAATTTCTGTCCACCTCGTCTGGCAATAAGTGAGTTAGAACCTCCCAAATGGCAGGTGGACATTCGACATTCTGGGGAACGACTTTTGTCCGCCACTTGGGAGGTATATAAGTATTGACCTTGAGAACCTTCTGGCCCTCAAATTCAATGCCAATAAATGATTCAAGATTATAAGGGTCATAGCTTAAAATAGCGTGACGCATTTCCGAATTGTGGTACTCCTTATCAGATTTCTCCAGCATCTTCTCCCAAACTGTATAATTTAATTGAGAGAGTTGCTTCTCCTGGACATTATAAAGCACTGTATTAGCAGTATATACATCCATAAGAGGAATAAAGGATTTTACCTCCACCCTTAAATTAGGTAGAGCATCGGAACCCATTTCCACATCAAGCATATTGTCAAAACGAAGTTGAATTTCCTCTAAAACTTCACCAAAGAACTTATTTTTACTCTTCTCAGTTTTAGTTAGGATGTCTAGGGAATCCCCCAGATACTTAGGTTCTACAAAGTCCTTAAACTTATATCTAAAGGTCTGTTTACCATCTATACGGACTGATTTATTTGTAAAATCAGAAAACTCGAAATGTTCTAATAGATTGTCTGCTACTTCGACTACGTTCATTAATATTTCCCCAGAATTTTATATGAGCTAAAAGGATAAAGACTTAATGGTTAATCTGTCAAGTCTCTATCTTGTTCACATTTACACTTTCCTTCCTCGTCACGCTCCGAAAAGCACGTAAAGCAAGTATCGTCGGCCTCGTGGGCCAAATCCTCTACAGAATACCCAATCATAACTTATCCTTTTTGAATCTCTCTTTAAATAGAAACCCTGCTGCTATACCAATGGCAACACCTACTTGGGTGTCTTTTACCGGTAGAGAGGCTATTTTTTCAATAATGCCTCTAAGGTTTAGGATTTCTTTGGTTAGTTCTTGGTAGTCTTCAATAGACATAGTCACCAATAGGTTATTCTCTTCACCTATCTTATCCACTTCTTTCTCTATGGATTCTAGAAGCACCTTAATGCTTCTAGCACCTTGTAATATTTTATAGCTGCTCATAAATCCTCCAGGACATCTTTGTTTTCATATCGTTTTTTGAGGTACTCTGTTCTAACCTCAATTGCGTGTACGATTCTAAAAAACTCTTCAAACTTTAATTGCCACCCCATATTGACTATTCTGAACCATCTAGTCCTTTCAATACCAAGCATACGTGCGGCTTCTGCTTCTGATTTGGGCTTACAAATTTCCTCAAAGGCCCTAATTATATCCTTCTCCAGCTCGTCAATTTTCCCAGGAAGAAACTTTCCTTTATTTACAAAATGTTTGAATAGTAGGGATAGTTTAAGATTCAAAGCCTATTCATCCTTGTTGTATTTATTTTTAGGTATCAATTTTTCTCGCAGAGTTATTAACCTTTCTTGGGATATAAATAGTGGCTCATCACTTAGGCAGAAATTACAGACTCTAGTCCTTATGGAGTTTTTTCTTAAAAGGAAACAATATAGTTCATCACAAACCCCACAAACCCTATATCGGTTTGGGGCCTTTAAAATCCTGTTAGCTCTATTGTATTCCCCTGTCCTAGATTTCCAATAAGAGTAATCCCCACCCTTATAGGTATATCCATTATTTGGTCTAGTTTTCATAAACACCTATTTTCTACATTCGACGAATGACGACACTTTTACTTAAATTTATACTTTTTGAATTACCGCCTAAAAAATCAACATTTCCTTAAAATTATTTTATTAATAAGGTGCCTACTAGTACCTTAATTTAATCTAATGAAAAGCACTTTTTGTCACTACATGACGCCACTTTTACACTTTCTACGTCCGACGAAAATTCTACGTTTGTAGAAAATGTTGAAAAAGTAGATGTGTAAAATGTTTTAGTCATGATGTGTTATCCTTATTATAATTTTAAACTTATCAGCCTTCTATTCTACTTGACAAGCTACCTTATAGCAATTCATCAAGGTCAAATTTTTCTTCTATTTCCTCAATTTCCTGTAGTTCTAACAGCTTAGAAATGTTACGAGGGATGAGAAGCTCCTTAATTGGGACCTTCCCATCCGTTAAATGCACTATATTGATAGCAATATGCAGTGGCGGCTGTCTGTCACCATTCATATAGTTATAAAGGGTAGAAGTATCACATCCTATAGATTTAGCGAATTGTGCTTTTTTTACCTTATGTTTGGTTATAAATTCTATGAGTTTCATTCTTTTACCGCCAGGTGTGTAGGATGATTCCTACCTATTCTTTATATCACAATTTCCTAATCGGTCAAATGCCGTGTAATCTTTACCTTATGAAGAAATTCTATAATTTACAAAAGAAGAAGCTACGTATGGCCTCTTTAACTCATCCTGGAAGGAAGGAAGTTTTAGACGGTTGTAAGGTTAAAGTTAAGGTAGGTTTGTACAAAAACGGTAAGGACAAGTTTCTTATTTATTATAAATGCGCCACATGTTCTAAGGAATTTAGACCTAAAGAGGTGGATGTTGACCATATAATTGAGGTGGATGTCCTTTATAATGAGTATTATATTTGTTTTAGTAATCAGTTGCTTAACATATCGTTACACCAACTAGTGATTATGGCACTTTCCGCTGCTATATTTTGCCCTACTTCCAACCTTCAGGTACTATGTAAACCATGCCATAAGATTAAAACCGGAAAATTCCAGGAGTTACGCAGATGGAGTCAGTCGCTATAAATTTTCTTAACCTCCCTACCGAGTTAACAGAAGGGGATGAGGAAGAGAACGAGAATAAGCTGGAAGAGTATTTCAAGCTTATCATGGTCGAGAACCTAGAGGCGGCCATGTATAAACGACCTGAGAGATATAGGCCAGAATATGCCGCCCTTCTTTATCATCATGTAGCAGTTAAGGGCAACACCATAAAAACCTTTGCCCTTTCAATTGGTATTCAGCCTGAAACTTTCTATCGTTGGGGTAGAGAATATCCAGAATTAACCTTAGCTAAAAAAATGGCCCAGAACGCCCACGCTATAAGGTGGGAAAAGCATTTAGATAAAGCGGCCAGCGGTGAAGCTAAAGGAAATGCAGCGGCCATCATCTTTGGTCTTAAAAATAAGCTGCCAGACGAATACAAGGATAAACGAGAAATTGACCATAATGTTGCTCATTATGTGATTGATACTGGTGTTAATTCAGCACCAATTGAAGCTGAAAGTCATATTGTGGGACCTGTAGAGGTTATTGAACCCTCAATACCAACCATAGAGACTGGCATTGAGGATGAAAATTTGGACGATTTACTTTAAAATATCCTCGGCCCTATGACTATTTTTTGCATAGTCATAAATTAATGTTTGCATCTCTAACACTTCAATATCATCACAGTCCATCGAACATATAAAAGCCGCCAACATTAAAGGTAACGATTTACATGTTTTAATTCCAATACCTCCACACCAAAGAGGGAAACAGGAATAATCAAGGCCAGCACCTTTAAGGTCAGCACCTCGAAGGTCAGCACCTTTAAGGTCAGCACCTTGAAGGTAAGCACCTCGAAGGTTAGCACATTGAAGGTTAGCACATTGAAGGTTAGCACATTGAAGGTCAGCACCTCGAAGGTCAGCACATTGAAGGTCAGCACCTTGAAGGTCAGCACCTCGAAGGTAAGCATTTTGAAGGTCAGCACCTCGAAGGTCAGCACCTCGAAGGTCAGCACATTGAAGGTCAGCACCTCGAAGGTCAGCACCTTTAAGGTCAGCACCTCGAAGGTCAGCACCTCGAAGGTAAGCATTTTGAAGGTCAGCACATTGAAGGTTAGCACATTGA